CACAGAGCTTCTTGATCGAACCCATATGACCAGGAAATCGTTTCTTATACTCCAGTTCCAATATGGGAGCAAAAATGGGATTCCCTTGTTTGTCCGTGGTAACCGGAATCCGACCTTCTAGAACTTCTTTAGCCACATGTTCTAAGGTCACTGAGCCTCTACTTTTTACGTATTCTTCAGCTACTTTGTGAACCAAGGAACCATACAGAAAATAGAACGGTTCTGGCTCCTCTGATTCTAACTTCCAATGATACTTGAATTTATACTGAGCTTGGCAGAGATCAAAACATTGTTTTCGAGATACGCTGATATGAGATATGTCCATTTAGATCACAATTTCCTCTTGAATTAAGAGAGTGTATTTTATATGATTACCTATTACAAAACAAGGTGAATCATGATAACAAAATTGACATTTGAACAAGTTTCTGATTATTTCAGGAACCAGGGATGTGAACTTTTGGAACGGGAATACAATGGTGTGTATGCGAAGCTACAATATCGATGTCAATGTGGCAACATCACTATCTGTACGTTCAACAATTTTCAGGTTGGAAAACGCTGTGCCCGATGTGGAGGGATAGAAAAATACACTTACCAACATGTAAAAAACTTTTTTGAGTTGGCGGGATATCAACTACTTGAAACAAAATATATCAGTTCAAATCACAATATGCGGTACCGTTGTCCTAAGGGGCATGAATCATCAATCCGTTGGAGACATTTTATGCGTGGAGTCCGGTGCGGGAAATGTGCTGTAGAAAATCGCAGTGGTGATAAAAGTCAGAATTGGAATCCTAATAGGGATGAAATACGTCTATTTCAAAAAATAAGACGTAAATATCAGAAAATGGTGATGAGAATATTAAATGGGAAAAGGAAGCAAACCCGCAGCCAATTATTATTGGGCTATGGACGTAAGCAATTAACAGAACATTTGATGCAATGTCCAACTTGGACTATGTTAAAGGATCAAAATTGGGAACTAGATCATATTTTTCCCATGAAAGCATTTTATGATTTAGGAATAGAAGATCCAAAAATCATAAATGCTCTTGATAACCTTCAGCCACTTAGTAAACGAGAAAATATACAAAAATCAGATCATTACGACATGAATGAATTTAAAACATGGTTGTCTGAGAAAAGTGTAAAATATGGCAATTAATCCTGAAAAAATGTTGTCATGGGTTGAAAGCCGTTTTGATGACTACGTAATCAGTGGTAATGAAATCAAGATTAATTCAATCTTTGTAGAAGATCATAAACGACATTTGTGGATTAATCCAACAGGTGGAAAGAAACAAAGGGAAAATGGAGTTTTCAGATGTTTCAAGACTGACAAAAGGGGATCATGTGTTACCCTGGTAATGCTGGTAGATAAATGCTCTTACCAGGAAGCCATCGAGATATTGGATGCGGTGGACATGAGCTTAGCAAATATGGAAGCTCAGGTCGAGGAAATGTTCAATCCGCCAGTGGTTCCCGAAACCACACCCCTTGAAGACAATACGCTCAAGTTGCCACCGTTCACATCAAGAATTGATGAATTGGATACTGAAGATTTTTACCGGACCCAAGCAGAGACGTACTTGTTAGGACGAAAACTTTCCCCAACTGGACTTATGGTGTGTATTGGGGGCGAATACCGTAATCGTATTATTATTCCGTATTATGATCGTCACGGGGATTTGATTTATTTCAATGGTCGTAGTATGTCTACGCACAAGGATGCGTTACGGTACCTTGGTCCTCCTAAGTCAGTTGGGATTGGGAAAGAGGATGTGATTTATGTTCCTGAGTGGCCGCAGAATAAGGCGACTCTTTGGTTGACTGAGGGTGAGTTTGATGCTTTGGCAATTTATCAAGCGAGTCGGATTACAGGTGATTTCTTGTTCTCGGGAGCGTTTGGCGGTAAGTCATTGTCTGATAAGCAGGTGGAGCTGATTCGTCCTTATTCGCAGATTGTTCTTTGTTTAGATGCGGATTCGGCGGGGAAGAGTGGTTTGATTGCGATGTCTCAGAAATTGCGGGAGAAGGGGTTGGTGGCTTCTTATGTTCGTCCACCTCAGCAGTACAAGGATTGGAATAAGATGTTAGAAGTAATGGGCGAGAAGATTCTCGTCCATTACTTGTTGAGGAATCGGAAGGCTCTTGATGAGTTGGAGCTTATGCGGTTAATGAGTTAGAACAGTGTCCGTTGAATTTTTGGTCCAGTCTTTGGCTGAATTGGGAGTGCTTCAGGTTGCGGTTTTGTTATTATTGGTACTGGGGTTGGTACTGGTTCTGCTGCTCTTCTGAATCCTCCAAGACCTCTGGATGCCTTTACTCGCTGCTGTGGTGTATCTACTGGATTTTTTATTATTGCGTTATTTGAGTCATCAAAGATAGTATCTAGCTGCTGTTGTACTTCTTGTTTAGAGTTATTGAGAGCTTTTTCTGAATCAATCATCCTCATTCTCAAGAGACTTCTATGAATGAAGCCAGATAATTCTATTTTTGTCTTTTCGTAAGCTCGGTTCTCAATTTGTTCCGCAGTTGCAGTGTTGCCTAGTTCGGCCTTGGCATCTTTCATTTTCTGTTCTTTGTATTTCTGTGGTTCTTTGATATAAATTTTGACCATTGGAGAGGTTACGATGGTTTGTGGTACATCTATACCTTGTTCTTTTATCTCTTGAATTACTAACTCATCTACGTTGATATTTTTGATGTAGTCCGTTATATCATACGTGTAACCATCAATTTTGAATGGTGCATTATCATTATGCAATATTTGATAGTGTCGTAAATGATAGAGAATCGAGACTTGGCGGTTATTTTTTTCACTTTTGGGAGGATCGGACTGTTCTTGGTCTAACCAGCGAACTTGTGAATCGGCTTCTTTTTTAGCATCTGTGATAATATTATCAATCGGACCCACTAATTTTTTTACGAGTTTTAATGCGTCCTCGGTAGAAAGAGGTTTTCCTCTCAATGGGAAAGCGAAGTTTGCGAATATTTTGTCCTCTTTAGAGGTACCAGTGTTGGCGTCAGTATTATTAACGTCATTATTAACTCTATCTGCAACAGCTTGTTCTTCCCGATTTTTGTGGATTTTTTCTTTTTGTCGATGACTATGCATGAATTGCGTGGCTAATGTCTTAACTTCGGTTGCCGCTGCTGTATAAGCATTTTGTAGGTTTATCTCCGCTTTCTTTTCTGCTTCAGATTTCGCAGTCTCGACCGCATCTTTTGCCGTCTCTTTGACTGTATTGATCTTAGTTTCTTTATCCTCTTTGGTAAGTGTTTTGTCTTTCCATATCTCTGCTATTGTGATTTTTAAATCATTCTCGATCTTAGACTTGATCTCGGATTTATTGGACTCGTTCTGCCATGCATCATAAGCAGCAAAATATTTCTCAAAGACGGGTTTCCCTAGATTCGAGATTATTTTAGGGTTTACCTTAGTGATTAACATGGTGGCTTGCTCGCTCCCCGTCTCGGTTGTGTCTGTACTACGAGTCACTTTAGAATTGGAGGATGCTCTAGCTAGTCCCCAGTACGCAGGACTGTCGTGTGATCCAGGAGAAATTTGATCCCATGGGTAAGTCACACGAGGTTTGATTTTAGAAATAGACGATTTAGAGAAGTCCTCGTCATTATGAATGAATGCTTTATAATGAACGGGTTCCTTTTTCCAACGCTCTGCAAGGTCATGATTTTCGTATACAGATGATCGATGGTAATTAATACTCAGTCCTGTTCCTACATTTCCATGAAACCCTTTGGTTCTAGTGGCGGCTTCGGTTTGAAATTGGGTTACTTGTTGTTCCCAATCTGGGTTTTCCATGATTCCTAGGAAGGTTGCTAGTTGTTCATCTGAGAAATTATTGGCGTACATGTCTGCGGGGGTTACAGTCTTGGCTCTCTGAACTAGTTCTTTTTTTTGTTGCTTGAGTTCTTTATCCCCTGTAGTGAAGGTTCCATTGTCTTTTAGTATTTGAATGATTTTTGGATATTGTTCTTTATTTTTGAAATTCAGTTTCACGTCTCCGGGTTTCGCATCTGGGCTAAGTAAAATATGCCGGTTATCATCAAGAATTTTTCTTATTTTTATTTTTCTAGCATTTGCTCGTTGTTTGCGTTCAACAGATGGTATTCGTTGACCCTTTTTTGATTGTTGTGATTGCAATTCGTCCCGTTCTTTTTCTAACGACTCCATGCTTTGGTTGAAGTTCGCTCCATCTTTGCGAAGTGCTTCTAGGTTTGTGTCTGTGAATGCTTCTTTTTTTAGATTGGCATATGCTTCTAAGGCATTTCGGTCTACTTCTTTAGCTGGTTGTAATGCAACAAGTCGATCTTTCGTACTATCAACATTGCCCTTTTCGGTAATGTAAGGGTAAACTCGGAAGTCTTGTTCTTGTCCGAACATCATCTGATCCACGAATCCGCCATAATTTTTAGGATCAAATTTGATGCCTTTGGCAATCAGTTGGTCTTTTTGAGCAATCAAATGTAGTAAGGCTGCACGGCGATTGGGATTTGCACGATTATTTAACTCCCTAACTACTCCTGAGGAGAGATACCGAATTCCTTTGATCTCTTTGAAATCAAAGAAGGAATCGTCGTCTTGACTATACCAACCTTCGGAACTCATTTGTTGCCATTTATTTAATCGATTAGAGAGTGTTCCGGCCTTTTGGTTCGCCATCTTTGCTGGCGGTTCGTAGCCTTTCCACTGGACTTGCCCGTTTTTCTTATCAAATTCTGGGTCTAAACTCAATTTCTTGAGTTTATTTAGCAGTTTAATTCCCCCAGTATTGACGAAGTAGAGTCTCTTTCCTAATTGGATGAAATCCCAATCTTTAGGCCCTTGTACCCATTCTGCTACTTGTTCGGCTGTTCCGTGGGCTGACATTTGATCGGTAACAAAAGCAAGTTTATGTTTTTCGTCTCCTGCCGTAGCATTTTGAAAGTATTGTTGGGACGTGCTGCGAAGCCAAGTTTTATAAACGAGATCATCGTAGCGGTATCTCATGGCTTCTGCCCATAAGGATTTTGGGACTTGGTGGAGATATTGTCGATCACTTTGATCCCAATAAATTTTGACATTAGTCTTCTTTTCTATAGTTTGTCGAGCTTCTTCTAGGATTTCTAATTCTAGAGGATCAGTGATTTCTTCACCCACCCAGAGTTTTTCGAGAATAACCTCTTCCAACCGAATTCTATAAAAATCAAGGAATTTGCCCATTGTATGCCTTCAATAAACGTCATCTCTATTTATCGCGGTGGTGACCATTTCTCTTTGAGTTGACGGCTTATTTTCATCATTGCATCTGCATCCATATATTTTCCTTCAGGAACTGTGATCTCGGGAACAGATTGGGGCATGGTCACGGGCTGGAATTTTTCAATTACAGATGCATCCTCTGGATCATTTGGGTCCAGCAACTCTTCTTCTGCAACCGCTACGATTTGGTTGTGATAGAAGTAGGTTTTTAGCCCTGTGCTGGCTTGTGTGAGTAATAAACCATGTGGGCTTACAGATTCCACGACACCCATGAAGTACTTATAAAGGGCTTTGGGGTAATCGTGTGGGGCTTCGCTTTGGAAGTCCCGGTTCATCGGTGTTGTAAACACTGAACATAATTTGCCAACAAAATATTGTAAATCTTTCATAAATTTAAACGAGAAAGATCAACATACTCTTAGTTCTCCTCAGCAGGATATTCCTTTAAATAGTTTGTACCATCTGCTTCGTTATTTTCTGTTGCTGCTGGTTTCCCTGCTGGTTTCCCTGCTGGTTTCCCTGCTGGTTTCCCTGCTTCTGGTTCCCCTGCTTCTTTACCTTTTTTAGGCAAAAGTTCATCAACCTTAGCTGTGAAGGCTTGGAGTTCTTCCGAAGTAGCATTTAGTATATCTGGTGCTTCAATTTTAACATTAGCTCGTTTAGCTCGTTTAAAAGCATTTAAAAACGCTATTGAGACTTTTTTTAGTGTACCATTCTTCAACTTCATCAATGCCGCAAATTTCTGGATTCCTTCTGTAGTTAACCATTCATCTATGACATTTCCAAGTTGCTCATTACCCCTATCCATTGTCTTTTGCGTAGCATCAATTTGCTTGGTAATGTTTTCTTTTTCAGCAGGGGTCTTAGCTTTTCTACGACTAGCCCACAATTCCCTAAGTCGTTTATTTGCCAATTTGAGTCTTCCTTCAATTTTACTTACCTGATCCTGTACCGTCTTTAATTCATCTTGAGCTTTTTTCGTTTTGTCTTTCTCTTCTTTTTGAATTTTCTCATAGTGATTCACGAAAAAGGTTCGGATTATCAGTTGTAGCTCCTTCTTTAGATCCCCAACTAAAAGATCGAGTGGTGATTCTTCCTCAAGAATGGGGATGATCTGGAATGATGTTTCTACGAGATTATTCACATATTTTTTCATGTGATGGTATTCTTCCAGACTTGGAATTCTCGATTCTTGGGCATGGACAGCCGCTTTACCGTAGGGGTCAACCCCAGTGAGCAGACCTCGTTTAATAAGACCAACGGGGCCTTCCCAACGCCAAGTATCCCGCCACTTAGGAGTTTTCATTGGGACTCGTGGAGGTGTTCCTCCTACTTTGTCCGAATCATAAGCCACATGTCCCAATGGTAGTTTATGGAGACCACCACGCCTTTCTGGGGCTACATCTTTGGGACTATCGGGAAGAATGGCTGGTCTTTCTGGTGTAGGTTCAGAGGTTACAGCTTTCGCAGTAGAAGAACTGCCAGGAGATAATGGTGGATTTTTATCTACATCCACTGGATTGTTAAGAGTTAGAGTGGCTGCTTTTACCTTGAACTTGTCAACGGTCTTGTCAATATCGTCTAATAGCTTTTTTAAAACTTTTTCGTCCATATTTCCCTCGCTCACTTAGTGCATTATATAGTTCTTGAAAATTATGAAAAATGTATATAATCAAGTTTTTGGACATGACGGACTATACGCTCGTCACCAACAACCTGCCAATAAAAACCTTCAGTCCTATTGAGATGTTGCCGCCACACTTGAGGACTTAACCCCTCAAGTATAACCTCATGATTGGAAGCTGCATTCAAGTCACTGTCAGTAACAAAACCGCAATGTAAGCACTTGAACGTCTTACCTTTTCTGTTTGATTTATGAGTCCAGCCACAAGAACTACATCGTTGCGAACGAAACTTGTTATCTTGCTCAATAAGCACAAAACCTTTGTCTTCACTAAGCCTAAACAACTTCTCCTTGATCAACGTATATGTCCAATGACTTAAATATCTCGAACTCTTTTTACCTTTCCTTACATTACATAACTTCTCTAATGCAATCTCCTTGACATTAAAAAAGTTCAACTGATTCAAACTCCAATTAATATAATTTTTCCTATGAGATTGTGCTTGACGAAAGCTTTTACTGCCTTTCTTCCTTCTGCTTAACATTTTGTTGATGGAAGACAAGTCATAACCATGCTTATTTTTTGCTGTGACTTGTCCATCACTCAACGTCAAACAAGTGATTAATCCTTGATCAGCACCGAGACGCTTGCTGCCAGTTTTTGTTTTATCGGGCAACTCGAAGTAAAGAGTCAGTCCTGTATGACTGATACGAATAGAAGGTTTGAGTTCGCCTTCTTTGCGTAAGCGATTGATAACTTGATTGTACTTTACAGGAATGATGATCTCTTCCTTGTTACCAATTTGTTTGATTCTAACAAATAGGTCAAACTCTTTGTCTCCTTCTTGGAAATCAACGAACCTAGAGTCCAGTTCCACATTCAATTGCTTGATTTCAGGTTTAATGACAGGCGTTTTTTCTATCTTACGTTGAAGATATTTAACATTCTGTCCTTCTTGCTGAAGTTGTTTGAGTTTATAAAGTTGCTTCCTGCGTTTTTCCGTAACTGCCCGCATGATACTGCTTGCTTGTTTGGCGGCACATTGTCTAATCCTAGAATCTGAGGTTACTTCAGTGACAATGGTTTGACAAAGTTTATTGTCAAGTAACTTAGGGGTATCGAATCCATTATTCCAAATGATGTTGCAGAACTTATTCACCATTTGCGAATAACGATCAATAAAGTTGGTGAGTGTATCCAACTTTCCTTGGTTCATATATTTGATAGTGACGGTATTGCAACGTATCATGTGGATAATTCTTTGATAAGTTTTTCGGTAGCTCGTTTACTTCTACGTTTGCCGTAGAGTCTAGCACAAAAACTAGTGACAAGACTTACGAAATCTTGCATTAGATCTTGTTCTCGATCTTCGGCTTCATTAATGATTACAATTTCACAATCTTTGTATAACAGTTTGATATAATTGAAGCCAAACCTCGTTAATCTATCTTTGTGTTCAACAACAATTCTGGTTGCTTTTTTTTCTTGTAGTAATTTGTTCAATTTAGGTCGTTCATCATTGAGTCCACTTGCAGTTTCTTTGATGATCTCATGTACAATCCAGCCTTTAGCGTTACAAAAATCAACAACTCGTCTTGCTTGTGTTTCAAGATTATTTTTATTTTCACTTGAACTTACTCTGGCATAGACAATATTATGTTCTTTTTTAGGAGGAAAAATAATCAACTATTAACACCGATCAGGAATGTACTCACTGACCTTCTTGAGCGACATCAAACAAGAATCAAATCGGTGGTATTCACTAGACAAATAATCTAGAGTACAAGTTTCTAATTGTTTCATAGAAGAGTGTTCACATTCGAACACGATAGCCTTACCACGACGGCCCACTACTTTATAACCGTGCATCATTAAATACGCGGCGGCACCCAGATCACTCACTTCTTTGTGCATAACTTTCTCTTCCATAACTTACCTTTCTTTCTTAAATTTACATGCGTCCCAAAACAAACGTCATATTATCATGAGGCAACGTTCCCTGCACAACTCTCCTACTAGTTAGATAGAATTTTTCATTTTCCTTGACAGATTTCCGTGTTTCTCACGATTGATCAGCCGCCTCAGCGGCTATTAACGCACCTCTGGACACAGAATACAGTGGATCTTTCGGACGGATCACCCTACCGATCTCCATCGACAAATGAGCTTTTTGAACCGTATCCGTGAATAATTGGGCAAATCCCTTAGGGCAACTCGTCCCGCCCGCAATCACAATATCGACCGGCTCATTCGTCCGAGCCTTACTCCCTGATTTCTCCATTCCCTTTTTAATTTCATTACAAGTCTTCTGTAACATCAATTCATACTGAGCCTTGAGTGCCCGCTGCACCAACGCATCCGAAGTCTCCGACAAATCCAAATTCATCTTCTCACGATTAATGAATGCAACTGTCTCCCCCGTAGCTCTCGCAGCCTGACGATCAATCCAGTCACCACTATTCACAATAGAAAACTGGAAGATCGGAGACCCATACATAGCGAAACAAACATTAACCATACCCGCTCCGCAGTTATGAATAGTTAAAAACGGGCCAGAAAATGAATGATCTCCAGGAACCTGTAAATCATAAACCTCTCCTTCATATTCCTCATGTTCAATCGCTTGTACTCTACTGCAACAAAATCCATTTTCTATAAATGTTTTTTCCGTCATTCGACTACTTTCGCAATCAAGGCAATTAAATTGATCCACAATAGATAGGGATACCTTTTTACCAGCAGAGCTAACTAACCATTCATTTTTTTTACCATAAATCATTCTATTTTCTTTTGTCAAATAATGAGATCGTGGTTCTCTCCATGAAATGCTGGCTGCCAAGCCGATTCTTGAGAACAATTGTTTTGCTAATAAAATCAGTTTTGTATTAGAGTTTCCAAAAGTTATTTGGTCATCAGATATCGTGCCATCAGACCGTACCATTCCGCATAGCAAATTCATGCACTCTGAATTGGTTAAACGATCAATTGTCCACGGATAACATTTTTCTTTTTGGTCATTATAACAGTGATTTTTCATCCAATTCACAAGACCACGACTATAACATTTAATTCTTGTAACAGATTCTTGTTTTTCTATCGCTGTGGAATCTTTGTTGAATCTTACCTCTAGTATTTTTTGTACATCTTCAACAAATTGAATTTCATGCTTGCCAAAATCTATTTGAATGCATCCTTCGGCTTCATTTATGCTACCATCTCCTAAGAAATATCCAATAAAACGTTGTAAATCTGGAGTAGATTCTATTTGTCTTTTATTCCATGTTTTTGAACATGTTATCCGTTCGCACAAATTGATCGATGGACGAGTAGCATCTCGATTTTGTTTTATGATTGGTTCTCCAACAATGTCTCCAACTTTAATTTCTTCACATCCAACCCATTGCCACACACCATCTCTGTTCACATATAGTTCATGATTATCTACGAATTTATATTCTTCTACATTGTTAGAATATCCTCCGAGTTGGATTTTAGTGCATGTTCCACTAAATTGTTTAGTAATAACCTTATTTATTTCTTCCCATTTACCAAGATGGGTAATTACTTTGTCGCCTTCTTTAACAGTTTCTATAGCAACAATACCTTTATCTGTATAAATTTTAGTTCCTGGACACAAGCAACTCACCCCCAACCCCGTCCAATGCTTCTCAGCCAATTCAGCGTACACTAAAGCCAGACCCTCATTAATCGGATGAGGATTAACCGTTTTTCCACTAGCATCCTTAAATGCTCGGAATATGGCTTCTAGAACTTTAGAATGGTAATCAGCATCTGTTTCCTCGTTGATAGCATTAGCCGGTACGCTGTAATACAGGGTATCTTGGTCCTTCTTCACGTTGTCCAACAGAGAATGGATCATGATACTCATAATCTGTTGTGCAGAGCGTTCTTTAGGATTCAAACAACCATCCTTCATCGGACGACGAATCTCGATCTGATTCATCGTGTAAGCAATGTCCAAAGCTGCTTCTCCGAGAGCATATGCTACTCCTGCGTCTTTTCTCTCGATCAACGGAACTCCAGCGTTCTTCATCATGTTGAAGACGAACCGGCTCTCAATGGGAAATTCGATGAAGGCGTTGATTTCCTTCTTGTGAACAAAGTTTCCTTGTTCATCTCGTTGACAAGTAACAAGCGTATACGTACCAGCATCAAACCCTAGACATGCCATGATTTCTTCCCTTTCTTGAATTCACTCTCTCACGTTTTTACCGAATTGAATCTTTTCAGTATCCCTGAAGTCGGGAATCGCCCAATTAATCGACTCCTCCTCAGGAGGCAATGGTATCCGAGCAGACGGGGTCACGGGCATACTGGTTGCAGAGACATTCACTCCCCCGTTGGAATTAATGTTAATATTCAATTCCAATTTTAGGGTAATCTCGCACTCCCCTTGCTTTGTAATGATTGTAGTTGGTTGATATTGCTGCAATGCTCTAGCCCCCTACATTAATGTAGTGTTTAATGGGTATTTTTCTAACATATTATTAATACCACAAATTAACATTTTGACTGAAATTTCAGTAATACAAGGCTTAACTAAGCCCTTTTCCTTAGGACATAGACTCCAATTATAACATGGTCCACAATCCCAATCCCCATCATCCCGATGCCGCTGCACTAAAACAAACTTCGAATAATACTTACCATAAATTTTTCCATCTGCATAAGTGAAAATACCTACCGTGGGTTTCCCAATGCCACCAGCATAATGAACCGCAGCAGTATCAACACTGACCACATAATCTGCCGCATGAATTAATCCCATCCAATCTGGAATAGACAACCCATAAACCACAGGTATACCCAGTTCTTTAAGCTTCATGATTGGACTAGTGTGTACTCCAATCAAACAGAAATTGTTGCGACGGGCATAAAGACTTATTGCTTCTAAGTGTGCGTCTGTTAAATCCTTAGCTATAGTGCTGGAAACTGGAGACAGTAAGATGCTACGTTGACCACGTAAATTGATCTGATTGAGGATTCTTTGCCCGTTTTCTAAGTTCTCTTGGGGTAATTCTAGGTTAAATCGATGGTTTCGCAAGTACACACCACAGTGATTGGCCCAGATATCACTCCGATTCTTATCTGCGTACGGGGCCCTTTTCATCTCATGTTCGCGGCAGGCATGAGTGGTATTGTAGAAGATCACATAATCACTCAGATTAACCTCATCTATATTGACTACCTCATCCACGTATTTGTGCATTTGTCCTATGCAGCAATAGACTTTTGGCAAAGCCCAGACTACGGTAAGATCGGGATGAAGGTTCTTGATATCTTCAAACATCATGCAATGCATTAAAACATCACCAAGTCCTCCAACCTGCCGAATAAAGAGGATACGATTGCGTTTTTCTGCGTATTGTTTAAGAGAGAAGACGGGGTAAGTGCGTTTACGCATGAGTAGTTTCACCCCTTAAAATAGAAAGAGCCCGCAAAAAAGCGGGCTCTTTCATAGTCTAATCGGCGTAACGACTTAGCTGTTCGAGACAGACTTGACACCAGCGAAGACGGTGATTTTCTTGGCAGCTCCAGTAACTTTAGCCTCAATCTTGCTAATCACGAGATCGCCCGTGTTGAATACTTGAGTCGCTAAAGAAGCGAGGCTGAATTCAGCCGTTCCATTGATACGAATAGTAGCAGCTACGTTACTAATGTTAGAAATGATCGCAGAAACTGCGTAGCTACCGAAATCAGTAGCGAAATCCTTGATCGTGGCAAATACCGCGTCACCAGCATCAACACCACCAGCTACTGTGCTCCAAGCAAAGGTTTGCTCAGAAGGAACACTACTGTAGGGAGCCCCGTCATCGCTGACGAGTAACAGAATAGCAGCAGCCGCGTCACAACCTTCCGGGTTCGACGTAGCATTATACGTACAGAACTGCTTATAGTAGTTGCAATCTGAGAACTGCTCGCCATCAACCATCAGACGATTGATACGCTTTGGTCCCATAATATACGCTTGACGCTGAAGGCTGTTACCACTTGCATCGACCTGCGTGTCCAATTGTCCTTCGGCCGCTGACTTCAACTTAACTTGAAATACGCTCATTGTAATTCTCCTTGTGAATCTAAAAGAGCCATGTGTAGTGAACTTAGTCTTATACTTATCTATGCGACTCTACATTTAAATTCGGAACTGGTAAGTCAGATTCTAATAATAATTTTTCCAAACTACGCCAGTCAAAAATCTCTGTAACACCCGAGAAACGCTCCTCAGTCGGACCAAAAACTAACCTTACCATTAACCCGTACTTTCGCTCAACCAAAGGAACAATTGTTTGCAGTTCAAAGATAATTCTCTTATCCTGTCCTAAATACCTAATACAATACGTGTCCTTCACCTGGACATACTCAGGAAGGGGAAACATGCAGGACTCCGATCAATTAAAAGCTGAACAGGCGAAAAACACCATCCAAGTCTTCCTCAACCAATTTCCACCTGACATTTACACTAAAATAGTATTAGAAGAATTCTTTAAGGAATTACTCAAAAATGGACAACCTGTACCTTTACCTAGCACGAACAGACAATCGGGGAATTAAACTCCTCACTGTCTTTTACAATAAATCCAGCTACCCAGCTACACAACTCAAGGATATCACTATTCTGCACCTCCCGCAAGCATTTACTGATAAATTAAAACAAAGCATTGACGCAAACAGTCAGAACTATACAACATGGCTAGAATCAGCTACCAACTTTGATGGTTTAAAGAACCAAATGGTCAAAAGGGGTTACAGCAATCTTTATTATTCTAACCCCTTGCACCCTTTTGAATATGAACCCACGTACACACCAGATGCTCCCACCCTAATACAAGTCAAACAAGTGATTAAGACAATGGTCCAGAAGATTAGTCTCTAACCACATACTTTCGGGGAATATAGAAGAGTCCCGTTGCCACTCTCACGAGTAAATTACGATTATTAACTTCTACAACAGTACCACCATTCTCTTGGAAATCTATCACAATGTCGTGTAGTTCTCCTTCTTCGATAATGATCTTTTCCGCTAATTTACGGTTGCTGATTTTAGACTCTACTAGCGTGCCTTCAACAGACCTTCGTTCAAAATTGTTGACAGATAAATCTCCATGATCTTTCATCCATTTTTTGAAATCATCTAAGGAGAAATTGGGTCTACTCATTTTACTTCCTCTTGAAAAAAGGTCAAAATATCCTTTTCATCTGATATATATTGCCCATGTTCAAGTATTATTCCACTAGAATAATCACCAATTTTAACTTTTTCCTTAGCAAGCCAAAATAAGTTCGCATCAATCACCCGACGAGAAACTTGTTGCGGACGATACGAGTATAAACCGTTCTCTAAACGCTCTGCATTTGGTCTCTCATCTGCAAAAGAATCATCACAACAAAACAACAATAGCTTTCTAACTTTAAATTGAAAGGCTAAGTTAATTGCAGCACAAATAGGATTGCGATAATCATCTACGCAATATTTAGCATATCGCACAGGTCCAGAATAATTCCGTTCTGATGTAGGGATGTAAAATGAAACATTCCCTTCATAACGACGTATGAATTCTGGATTCGTCCGAACTGAAGCAATACACCTAGGAAAATAACGATGAGACGTAGGCACAAACCTAACAGCCTCCGCATAAGGATTGTTAATAATATACCAGCCCATACTGCGTTTCATATCAGTTGGGCAATTTGCTCCTACTAACTTCCACTTAGCCAAAGAACGATTCACCCCAATAATTAACACCTCATTCTTAGGCAAACTAGCTAGAATCTTATGCCGTTCCTCAAAATTATAACCATCTGAAACAATCACAATATTCGAATAAGTAAACTGATCCTCATCAATTAACGGACAACGACTCGATTCATTAGCAATCTCATTTTTAAGAAAAACACTGTAATCTTTTTCAGATGCTAGATTATTGATATCTAGGTAGGATGAGTTAGAACGAGTAAAATCCCTGACCCAAATACCATCGCTGGTCGTCAAGTACTCGTTAGTTTTGATCTTTTTAATTTGCATTATCTTCTCGGACAGGGAGTAATCATAAAACAAGGCTGATCCGCATCCTCTCCACCCGACAAACTAGCCGAAGTAAACTCAATGGGAATCGGACCACCCTTATACACAAGAGGCACTTCCAAATTCTCTGGAATCCGCAATTCAAGATACTCGGGTAGGTTATGCTTCAATTCAATCGAGTCAGGCATCCCTACTACACGAATCTCATGAGGAATAGAAGACCCATCAATAAAGATAGTTTCTGGGAGCGGTTTTACTTGCTGTAAATAGATAACATTTGGTACAGACGATGCATCCACCATAATTTTCTCAGGAATACTCGATTCAACTGAGATAGACCTTGGAATGTCATCCGATACAATCCGAATCTCCTTAGGTAATTCATGCTCAGGACCAATAATGCGAATATCTGGAATCACTGGAACTTTTAACTCAATAGAAGTCGGCAAATTATGCGTAAGTTCTAAATTCGGTATCGTCGGCGGGATAATTCTAATTTCCGAAGGAATTCCTAAATCCGATACCTGCGGTTCCACTGATGCTGATTGTTTAAAGAACGAGTCTTCAAAGTAATCGTCAAAATTCTGAGCCATTAAAGGAGTGGTAGGAGTATGACTCGGGCATTCCACCCTCAAAACACAATTACAACTAAGCGGCGGGGGATCATCCCAACTCACGGTTAACTGAGGAGCCTCACCAAAACTGATAACACTCGGTATAGCAGGCGAAGGCCCCCTAATATTAATCGTCTTAGGCAACCTATTCATACCAACTACCGTAATCGTAGCTGGAGAAATATAAATCACTCGTGGCAAATTCTCAATGATCGTTGTCACAACATTGATATTCGTATTCACATTTACATCAATGGGAGTAATACTGATACCGATCATAGAAGGAATATCAATTGGACCAAAACTAATGATTGAAGGAATATTTATTGGAGTGAATGAAATTACTGGCGGAGTAATACTGATAATACTCGGAATATTAGGTCCGATAATACTGATAATACTCGGGATACCCGGAACAATCGCAATGATACTCGGAACATTGATATTGATATCACCAATATTGATATAAATTGACGGGAAGCTTCCTGAAAAACCAATCCCCTCTAAACATGGAAAAATAATCGGCGGTAATGTCAACGTCGTACTTGGTGGATTAATCGGACCAAAAGTCATGGGTGGAAACGCTGGAATCTCAGGAATCGGAATCATAGGCGGTTCATTGATCGTCGGTTCAGTAATCTTCTCCGTCGTTTTTGTGGTCGGAGTTTGGACCACGACACAATTGTTGTTTTGGACTGTAACAATTGGGTCGATGATCGTATTTGGGGCATAAACATGCGTCCCTTGGAGTTCTGTAGTACTCTGCCCGTCCCCGAAATCAATCTGTACTCCTTGAACCGTGCCATTCAAATCCACACTATAAGTTACCGTAGTCCCAACACATGGATCAGTCGATTCTGTTGGCACATCTAAAGTGAACGTAACATCGACACAGTTGAAATCATCCGTGCAAATCGGAAGATCCAACATATCCAGACCATCTTTTAAAACAAACTCCCGTTTCTCGATCTCAATAATCGCATCCACGAGGACATTATGATGCTCTGCGATCACATACCCCCGTACCCATTCACCTACAGGATTGAAATGAGTTGCGGTTCCACCCAGGTTTCTAGCACACCGTTTCAACCTGAAAACTTTACCATTCGCATCCTTATCTACCGAATCATAATAGAAAAGTTCCCCATCCAAATTCGCAAACCCATTATCCGCCCAAACCTCCAACTCAGTAGCCCCAACAGGAACCAAATCGACTTCCTCAGCCCAAGCCGCATTATCAGACGTTAACAAAGCCTCCGACGTGTTATACACTTGGAATAGCGTATAATCAGAATCAATAGCTAAAGGGTAAACTGATTTCGGTGGTAATGACATCTAATATCCTCTTCTGTACTTATTTACACCGCATTGGTGGGAAAGTCACGTTTATTTCAATAGACTCCCATCGCAAACTGATAACCGCTCGGTCTTGCCCCAGTGCTTGTAAACGTAGCATCCTGCGAGTTAAACTTGATAAAAGCATTAGGGCTATAATCATAACTCAAATAAGCAGTATAAAGCGAATCCGACGCCGCCATGAGAGTATTTTCCTGTAGACTGAAATTGGTCGCATTTGTATCTTGCAAGGAACTAAACGAAATAGAAGATTGACTCGGACCACCAATTTCCCAAACCGACGTCGTATCATTATAAGCCGCAATATTCCCCGAATTATTGAAAAAGAACAAGCCCTGAGCCAACGGGACCAACTGCCCCTCCGTCCTCACCACTGGCATATCGCTCAGCTTCACAAAATTCAATACCGGGTCCGAAAAAATCCCATCCGTACGATAAAAACTAGAAATACGAAAAGCCCACCCAGTCCCACTATTCCTTAAAAAATAACCCCGCTCACTCTTCCACGCCGCACGATACGTAGCAAAATACCCATCCACAGGCACGCCAGCCGAATACGTAGATGGGTGCTGCATCAACTCATCTGCTCCATTCAAAAAATTCGCCTGAGTCAAAGTCGTAGACGTCCAATTCGCAGGCGAATACGCATACAAATCATAACAATGCTTAATCCTATAACTCGGATTCGTATCAGGTGGAGCCGTATTATTCGGACTACCAAAAACAAAATAACTCTTCGACGGATCACTCAAACAAATCCAATTCCAAGGATGCTCTGGAGCCACTGGAGCATTATCCGGCACTGCATAAGTATCATGAAACCCATTATATTTCGTCATCTGCACCGTCTGCGAAGAATAAGGCATTCCACCACTAGCCCAATACAACATCGCATCCCCATTATTCCCTGAATAAGTCGTCCCGCGAACCGTAAACCCAATATTACGACGAAACTCCTTCTTTGCCCGCTTATTTGCATCCACATTACTATAAGTCAAAAACGAATCATCCCGATCAATAGTCTGAGGAACACCCGCTATCTTAAAAGTCTCACTCAACAACCCAAACTCATAAGACTTCACTATCGCAGTCGTCCCTGGCCCCAACAAAGCCAAATCCCACGCATCCGAAGACTTACTGGGCCAACTCGTAGTGGGCGGAAAACTCCACAACCACAAATTCTTATCCTCAATAATATCAATCTTATCCTGATGAGACGTAATCCGATAAGCACCCAAATAAGTATCACACCGAAGAACAATGTCATATAATCCACCGATACTGTAGAGAGCCTTCGTAGCCGGGGAACTCGGATGACTCAAATCATCACCTAATGCCCAAGTATACATCTCAATCGGATCAATCGGCACACCAGTAACTATAGTACCAGAAGTATCAATCGATGTAAGCAACTCCCCCGAATAAGAATAATACGGAGCCGTATCGCTTGACCGGGGACGAATGATACTATAATTTGGTGCCCCTCCGTCCTTCACCTTAACTTCAATAGGTGTCCCTAACGGAGACCGAACCCAATAATCATGACTAGTATCCGGCCCAATCTGCGTCGAACGAATCACTACCTCTAGCAATGCCTCCTCCGGGGACGTAATACGAGCATTGATAAAATCCTCAAATAATAACACATCCGATCCATGCTCATTCTCCACAGTCAACTTTACATCATACTTACCCGGTTCAGCAAAAGTCTTCGTTAAAGTAATCGGGGCAGTAGTAGACGAACTAATCATCACAGAAGTATCCGAAGAAATCCCATCCGTAAAGCTCCACGTCCTAGTGATCTCCCCAGTCCCCAACCGAAAACACTGATCCGTAAACGTAACCGTAAAAGGAACCAACCCCAAACGTTTATCCGCCGTAAACCAAGCCCGAGGCGTCAAAACCATCTTCGTCAGAAACGCGACACGACCCTCTAAAGTCGTCCCAAAAGGCTTCGTATCCACAGTCCCCTTGATACCAATAAATCTCTCAACAGCAATCAAAGATTCCTTAATATTATTATGATGATCAGCCACAACATTAATCGTGACATTCGTAATATCCTTAGGCTTAACACAATCAACAAAACCCGGTAATATCTCCAGTTTCTCAAAACTAGAATTCAGCCAAGTCGACAAAGCTGAATCAGCCGTATTATCATAATGAAAAGAAATCGCCCGCTGATCAATATCACTAGTCTGCTCAGTAAGCGTTATAATACCACTCAATGGGAACAACCTCATCTTGTTATTCTCATCATAAATAACAATCCTCGTAGCCCCTGGCTGATAATCTTCAGCCAAGATCACTCGCAACTCATCATGAACCTCGTAAAGATTCGTATTCGTATCAAATGCATTCGGATAATTGCTCGCAGTTGGTATCATTCTTATTCCACCATTAATATATTCGAGTAATAACGCTTAATTCGCTGATCCCCATAAACAATCAGAATAGAAGGACCATAAGTACCCGCTGATTGGTATTGATGAGTAATCGTATGCTCGTTCGGGTCCGCCACTAAAATAGCCTGAGTATCATCATCAAACACCCAGTACCGTTGAGCAATATCACCCTCAGTTTGATCCACAAAAAGAAAAGTACGATCACCTTGCGGAACGGTATAAAAAAACGGAGAAGCCTCCTGCTTATTGACGTTAATATAACTATTCTTTTTAGAAATCCCCTGAGCCCCAGAACTCGTAATAATATGTAATTTCACCGTATACGTCTTCTGATCATAATAAATGTGATTCGGATTCCGCTCAATCGATTGAGTCCCATCCCCAAAATCCCACAAAAACCGAATCGCATCCGTATTCGAAAAATTCTGAAACCGCACATTCAAAGGCGGCACCCCATAAAGTGGGAAAGCCCGAAACATAGGCTTAGGAGACAAATACTTCGTCTCATAAGCCTTTACAATTCCATTGATAGAATTCGAGGTTGGAAGATTCTTCAACCCTAAATAATGTTCGATATTCCAAACCGCATCCTTCAAAGCATTATGATGCTCAGCCATAACAGAACCACAAACCGAAGACCCCTTCTCCCACTGATTCTGACGAGTTTGAACATACCCCCGCACCAAATCCGAAAAAACCGTATTCGTACGAGAAGAATAATGAATAATCTCTCCTGGCTTATGCTCACCAGGACGAGGACCAATCCTCAATAAACCATTAGGCGGAAACAACGAAGCATCCTCCACCACAATATACTTACCGTTGTAGGGGAGGGCTTGAGTTGCAACCGTTTGAGCATTATTCGTAGCTTGATAAAGCGTGAACTTATTATCAATGCTCTTTTCCGTATCTGTATTACTCGGGAATATCGAAATATGTCCCATGCCATAATCATCATCCAGGCTACTCCGCAGAGCGGCTTTCAATGTCAGGATGTCGGTCATTTTTCTCTTCCTTTAAAATTTTTAACATTTGCTTCTGCTTGTTTTCCAAAGTATTTACGATCTGCATCTTAATTGGTGCATCATTATTTAAAGACAAAATAGATTTAATCAACTCATAAGAAATCGGCTGCCCCATAAGAGACCGCAGATTCAACTCCTCAGCAAACTTCGCATTCCAATACGACTGCTGAGACTCTACATCATCGAAAGGCTGGAGCGGTTCTAATTGCTCCAGAGACTGAAAGGATTTCAAAAAGAAGACCGCCTCTTCCTCCGCGTCCTTGAGCTTCTTCCTAAGTGTATCTATACTCCGCACCACCGATTCCCTCCGCCGCTCCTCACGCCGCAACAACACCACCAACTCCCTCGCATCCAAATCATCCTCTATCACAGCCTGCTTACCCCTCAACCTTAATAACTGAATATCACATAAATCCAACTCATCCTGCACATTCTCCAACTCCACAGAAACCGCCTGAATCGACTCCCGACGAGCCTGCAACTCACGAATACACCGCCACAACTTACTCTGATGAGTCGGCTCCTTCCCCACCACAAAATACTTCAACTGAAACAAACTATGCCGATTCACCACATCATTCGCCAAAACCTCATCCATCTGAGCATAAAATTCGCTTGACATACCTATTGATCCTTTCTAAAATACTTACATTAAAAGAGTGAACAATGTAGGTAATATGGGCATTTTGAAAGGAATTCGCTATTAATATACTGAGAAACAAGCGACTCTATATTAGTGGTCCGATAGAGCATGACAACAATTCATTTAATTGGCGTATAGAACCCACTAAGGTCTTTACTGAATTATTTGGACTTGATGTTTTTGATCCATTTTCTGATCCCAAGCAACAGTGGGTACCGGATCTTGTATCTGCAAAATCTAATCGTGATTTTGATGAAATGGCACGCATTGCCCGAAGATTTGTTCGTAAAGATTTACAAGTAGTACAACGAACAGATATCGTGGTAGCTTACCTACCCTATGGCATACCAACTACTGGGACACATCATGAAATCTTAAATTCATGGGGGTACAAAAATCCCACACTTTTGGTATCTGACCATAAAGAAGATATACCATTATGGTATTACGGATTCATCGACCACAAATATATGTTTGATGGATTTCCCGATCTCTATAGATATCTTCAAGAAGTTGAAGATGGCAAACACATAGATGACCTCCGCTGGGCAATGATCTACGGCATCATCTAAACCATATCCCGATTGTACTGTTGTTTAACAATCCAGATTTGATCTGAGTCCAGAACATGGATATGAAGTTGATCAAACTCCATCGTGTACACAGCATCAAACCCATTCCGCTTCAAATAAGTTGGTGCCTCAAGTTGAGCATACTGCCCCTCAGATGCCCACTTCGCAAAATCAGCAACTTGTTTATCCACGTACTCTTTGATCTTCTGCTCACGATTTTCTTCAGTTATGCCCCTTTGATTTGCACTTTCCTCTCCAGGTCGCAGAAACCGAGCCTTCGTCCTTGCCCACTCATCGGTTTCCTTCCTGCGATAGTCAATTAACGGTTGGAGATGCTCCCGCTTACGAAAATCAAAAGGATTCGTAACTCGTAAATATGCTTCTATTGTTCGACCATGCGGAAAATATTGCAACTTCTCTTTAGTCTTCTCTGGATTATCCTTACGCAAACCGGCATACTTCATGGCAGCATAATCAAACGAGAATGTGAAAGAAAATACACCTCTAGCTGCCTGTTTATCAATTCTCCCCGTCGTCGTGCGAGATGAGTCAAACTTATCAAATGGTCTAGCTTGGGTACCATGATAGACCGGAATTGGATCACCGTTTTCATCCTTGAGGATGCTACCTGCAAACCATTTTTTGAATTCTTCGGTCTCGGTAATATCTTTGTTTTCTAACCAGTATCGAAAGTGCATGTAGATTCACCTCTTTAAAAATTATCATCCACATTGCCTTTACTCATAACAGAACCAGAAACTGCCTTTGGAATGGCTTTAACTGCTTTAGTTGCTGTTTTAACCACTGTACCCGCTGCTGATCCAGGTGCGACTGGTGCGTGCTGACTTAAAGTGTTTAAATCTATCCCGCTTTGCTTTGCTAAAGTGGCAACAATTTCCTTTGGTGGTATGCCTTGGTCATACAATTGCATCACTAGGTTTGCTTGAACTTGTGTTTTCATTATTTTAGCAATTTGTGCTGAAGCCACTGGATCGACTTTTGCTATTTCATCAGAATACCGTTCCAGTCTTGCAGGAAAGCTGCTTACCCATTGTCTTATATCACGGTCTTTCGCAGAATTTGTTACTGGGTGGTCCTTAAACCATTGCATAAGAGCTTCCCTTTGCGGACCTGGATTCCCTATATCTTGCATATCTTGAATTTTTGCTAATTGATAATATTCTTCATCATCGAATGCAAAGCTATTGATTGAATAAGGATGACTAAAATCATCATCAGATTTAGGACCAGGATTATCCACCACCCCCGCAAGATGTTTTCGCAATTCTTTTACACCAGGAACCCCAGCTTGTTCTAAACCACTTGTTACCTGTTCCGCACCAAAGGCCGTTCCCTGAGTTATCAAAATCCCTACCGCAATTAGAAACATAACTTTGGTAATACCAATTTTATTGGTCCACACCCATTGCCCAGCAGCAGCCATAGAAGATTTAACCGCATTAGCCACAGTTGCAGCAACATTACTCGTTTTCCCTGCCGTGTAACCCGCTGCTTGTCCCATTTTTTGACCCGCCCAATCTCCAAACCCTTCATAATAATAAGATTCGGTAGCCGGAATTGCTTGTGGTACATTTCTTTGCATACCTTTTTGTGCAAATTGAACCCCTTTTTGTGCAAATTGAACCCCTTTATCAAATGTTGCCCCGGCTACTTTATTAGCCTGCTTCTTAACCACATAATTAACAACCCCAAAAGGAATAGCCGCAACACCCACACCACTTGCAGCTAAAATGCCAGAAGTAATAAGCGTTATAACCAACCCACGATGCTGTGGTGGTATGCCTAACATTTTTGAAAATTCATTAACTTTTGTGTTAGCCTTGGCCATTGCTTGCACTATTTTTTGATATGTAGCCTGATCTTTGGGAGGTTGTTCTGTGGGGTCTTGTGATTGTTCTGTTGGGTTTTGTGATTGTTGTTGTAATTGTTGTGGTTGCGGTTTTGTTGCACCGTAACTCTGTTGAAACCCTTGTTTTGCAGCACCAAAAAAATTCTCATTACGAATGAACGCATCGAATTCATAGAAATTCATAACTTCTTCACCTTATTAAAATCAACCTACCCAATACGTAGTTATTTATCATCCACAGATGATAAATACTCTCATGGATTTCAAAGAATGGCTAAACCAAAAAGACGCTAACGTAGACGATAGCCAAATTAGCACCGTCTACGACAAAGCCCATATCGCCGTAGAACTCGTACGAGCCTACCGACCCGAATTATTATTTAATATCAACACCATTGCTGACCTCGCTTCCGGGGCCTACGGACTCTACAACTCAGGCGAAAACCAGCAAACAGTAGACCCCAGTTTGGAACAACGATTAATTTATTGGGGGAAAATCCAAAAAGATAAGATCAAACAATTGCCCAGAAAAGTTCTCAAACAATATTTCCCTCAAATGGATGCCCGACAAGTCAAAATAACAGACACCATTCGAGTCAATGTCCGCCGCATCCTTAGCCAAGCCCGAAATGACCTAGAAGCCGTCCTTCAAATTGCCAGTACCATTGTTCATGAATCCATGCACGAGTTAGAACATGAGCAAAAAGGAATGACTTACGAGGGTGGTCCTCAAGCAGAAGAACGCAAATTTATGGCTTGGGCGGGGCAGAATATGAACAAGATACTCCAAAAATATCCTATTCTAACAACGGGGTTCCCATCCACTCCCTTTCGATCCACCTAATGTAACACCCCGACGAGATAAAACTCTTTATTTCAAACTTGCAATTGATTCACCTTAAGGCAGTTAGTAGAATTCGCTCATAAGAAAAACTCAATTACTACTTTAAGGAATATCTAATGAGCATTAAACCTGAAACTGACGTGATTGCCAAACAATTCAAACTGCGAAAAAATGACTTATTAGAAGTTATTTTTTGGAACAAAGTGGCTCGTCCTTCTATTTTTAATAATCTTTCATATAGGATGTACATTCCTTTTCTGTTTAATAACATCGTCAATCGAGTGTTCAGTCCAGATGTAATTCAAACTCTAGAAAATGAAGGTTTGACTTATGATTGGGTGAGTCAGGGATCTAAGATTAGTGTGAAGTCGTCGAAGCCAAGTATTTTTGAGCGTCCTTACAAGCGGGGCAAAAGTGGGAAAATGAAAAAACCTACTGCTATTCAACTGAAAAACACAAAGGACACAACGCAATTGTTTCGCGGTGAGTTCGATTATTTAATGGTTGTAATGGAAAACCCCGTTTCATTTGGTCTGTTAGATTGTGAGCGAGTACAGACATTGCTATCACAAAGTTGTAATCATAACAAGCACTGTAACGAAAATGGTTATGATGGAAAAGGGCAAGTTTTACTTTATATTCCGAAGAAAGAAAATTGTTTGTTTTATGCTGAAATTGATGAGCAAATGGAAAAGAAATTTGCCAAGAAATATCAACCGGCAAATGACGCCGGTTTAAATATGATTGTAAAGAACTGGCATAATACACTACTTAATAAACTTGCTGATGAAGCTAAGGTACGATAATGCAGCATATTTGGTATCGTTGTAATAAATGTCCAACAATTTACAAGAAGATTAGAGCAAACAAAGAACAGACAGAGGAGAACTTACGGTGCTCCTCTTGTCGTTCAAGAGATAAAACTAAGTTACATCAAGTTAGTGATAGGAGGAAACGACAGCTTGACATTGTATTAGAAAAAGTTGGAAAAATTTGTAAAGAAAATTGAAGTGAAACTGTATTAAGTTAGTATTTGCGAAGCAAAGCGAGTGAAACGGAAGATCATGGGAACTCTTGATGAAAAGTACCGTGGAAAGAAGGTTCATTCTTGGGCTTTGTGGAGCAAGGTGAAAGCTGTCCTCACAGGACAATGGAAACGAATGCGTAACCTACAAGAGTTGCGTGACTACTTCCATGATGATAGTGAGAGTCTATCAAGCGAAGCCTTCCTATCAGAACTGGTCGTAGGGAGCGATTGTAATAACAATTTAGGCAAAAGAAAGGTTGCCTTGCAAGTTGGAAAGATTTTCCAACTTTGTTAAACCAGGGTTATGCAAAACGAGTATGTTAAAGAATTATTTAATGATGACTGTGTAAGTGGCAGTCAAAGGATAGTGGCTGGTTCTGTAAATCTGATGATTTGTGATCCACCATTTGGAATAAATGAATCGGAGTTTAACAAGCATTACAAGCGTGATTCCGATAACGTAATTGATGGGTATCAAGAAGCCCCAAAAGATAAAGGGTATGACCAATGGACTTTAGAATGGATGACTAAAGCCAAAGAATTGTTATCTGATAATGGTTCTTTTTATATAATTTCTGGTCATACCAACTTACGCCACATCCTAAACGCTGCCGCCGAATTGGGATTGGATTTAGTAAACCATATCATTTGGAAGTTCAATTTCGGAGTCAATACAAAGAACAAGTTTGTTACATCACATTATCATATCCTTTACTACCGCAAAGCCGCTAACACCACAGTGGTTTTCAACACTCATTGTCGTTTCGGTTCGCAGGAAAAATCAGCAAAAGGTGGATCATTGCTGTATCAGGATATGGAAGATGTGTTTGTGATAAATAAAGATTATTCGCCAAATGAGGCAAAAAATCAGAATAAGTTACCAGAGGAACTTATCAAGAAATTAATTTTGTACTCTTCCAACGAAGGCGATCTAATCTGCGATTTCTTCATGGGCAACTTCACCACAGCCTATGCTGCTCTGAAGATGGGCCGTAAAGTTTGTGGATTTGAGTTGAATAAGTCCACATATGATTATCATATAGCTAAACTCTGCAATGTGGTGTTCGGTGAAGATTTGGCTAATATGAAGAAAGTGGAAAATATAAATCCTTCAAATCAAGGCAAACCAGTTTCCGAGGAAGAAGCCTTTGCCATCTGTAAAGATTATGAAGACATGGTAGAACAACAGAAGATGAAGAAGAAGGATGCAAGTGTCGCTTTACAGGATAAATATGGTCGGGGGCGTTTTTCTATAAAGAACATCCTCGATAAATATTTGCAACAATATGATCAACGCACCACATAGTGGTGTGGATCGGCATGGAGTGGATTGGATAGATACAGATCGGTGCAGAAAGAAAAGCTCGCTCATTTTGAGCGAGCTTTTTTATTTATGAGGGGTAAATACGTTGAAACAAGGAGATACGCCATGAAAAAGTTTTTGGGTATCGTTTTATTGATAGGATTGGCTGGTTGCCATCCGCACCAACCACAACCACCCCCACAACAGATCACCATTCAACAACAAGGTGGAAGCACGGGATCGGTTGCTCCTTATGCACCGGGTCGTAACACGACCGTAGTAGTTGGTGGTGGTCACGTACGACCTCCGTATGCTCCTTACTATCGACCTTACCCACCACGACCGTTACCACCCCCACCTCCACCTCGTCGTGGACCGTACCCTGCTCCCCGAGCTGGTGGCGTAAACGTCAGAGTTGGCGGTACAAATGTTGGTGTGAGAACAGGTCGTCGTTAGATGATTTTTATTCCTAAAATCGCTTTAAACCGGCAACCCTTTTTAATGGCTTCTAGAGCCCACATCACACGAGAAATCTCTAACGGGTTATTCGTGAGATTGCCAATTTCCTTGTATGTTTTTTGATGTACCATCACCCCATTCAAAGAACAATCATAGAACGTATTATTTAGACGAATGGGTTTGCCCTGAAGATCATAGTCAGGCAAAATAGCAAACAAAATATCCTTCTCAGATTCCACAAATCTGGCATACTTATCTAGTACACCATTTGTAACGATGGCTCCCTCAGTCACGAGCATGTTCCACCCTTTGTTCCCATTCTTCACCCCAGCATTTATCAGTGAAGTGAAATGCGTATTGCCACGATGAACTGGGCAAAGAGTCCCAATCTTTTCCATTTCCTCGTCAGTTACTTCTTTAGCAACTGCACAGCAAATGAGAGTAGTGGGGTAATGAGTCCTAATTGAACGGTACGTAGTTAAAATATGTCCGTAGCTGATCTCTGGACTCAAAATAACGAATCCACAATTCAAGTTTGTAGTTTGATACATAAACAGTTTCCGAGAAAGCTCAAGACGTTCTGTTATAATCTATACGGATAACATAAGCAGCCGAAATCGGCGTGTTCAATTGAAATGTCCCCGCTGTGTCAACAGAAACGTAAGAAAGAGTAGTCCAACACGAGGATGTGCAGGACGAAATGGTAATATGCGGTACAGGCAACGGTACGTCTGACAGACGTATGCCATTCACATGTACCCGCAAAGAATTAGAAACAATGGGCTGCCCAATAGAATAATTCTTGTAATCTAGGGTAGCAGGCACCACATTAAAATATGGTACGGTTGGCGTGGGAGTCCGCAAATCCGCATACATTACGTTATTGGTATGAGTGCTATCCGATGAGAGTCGCCAAGAAATCGTTGCAGAATTATCAAACTTCACCAACTGATCTCGAAAAATCACATCAACCGGGTCAAGAGGGTTACTCACAAAAGAAATTTGCAAAGCCGTCGCATTACTGGAGATCGTTGCCAACTTCGCCCGTTCTATCGACATCATCTTCACATAAGGTTGTGAAGTATCAACCGAGGTAGCTCCAGTATCCAGCACCAAATCGATACTATGAACCGGGATCACATCGGGTCGCAACGAACCATCCGAAAATTGTGTCATATTCAAACGAGCGGTCAAGTCCGCAGCTGTACCCTTTGCAGACTCAAGGATTAATGTATTCGCATCTACCGCTGAATTAATCATGTCCTGCCGCAAGAGAATCTGTCTCAGTGGCAGATTATCGTAATGGTAATGATATGGCCATTCCGGTTGAGCAAGGACTTCCGCAAGTGTATTAATATTCGGCATCGTTATTCCCCTAACAAAATCCCTAACCTATATAGGTTGTAGGACAAAAAGACTTCCCACTCATCACAGTTTTCATCTGCCACGCCAGAAAAATTATCAGACCACTCCAACACAGTCGCATACGTCCCACCGTAATTCCCCAAAATCTCTTCACCAGCCGCAATATCACGACTAAACTTATAAACCATAGTACTAGCATTCGGATTCTTTTTTGGCCCCCGATACTCACGCAATTCACAGTTCCGCTTCTCGGCAGACCCATGATTTACAACAGCCGCATAACCAAGTGGAATCACATGACGAGTAAAATCTTCCCCCGCCCGAGCCGCAAACTTGTACGCCTTCGCATAACTCGTACAAGCATCCGCCACTGATTCCCGACCCACACAAACCCCGATGATCTCCATGTGATCATCCTTCTTAAGCAGAACCTTCGTGAACACGCCCTCACCTGCATTTGGCAAAGTAGAAGGCCCGAGATAAAACCGTTCATCCGTTTCATTCACAAGAATCATAATTCACCCGTTCGCAATGCCTCATTAATCTGAGAAAGTGTCACTTCTTGTCCGATAAATTCGGAAAAACACGCCACAAAATGACTCTGAATATCCCCCATCACTGACTTCCGCATGAGTGGTTCTTGCCTTATCAAAGTCTTCGCAGTCTTCAGGTCCGCCTCATCTAAACCCCAATCAAAGAGTTCTCCCTCGACAAAAATGCCTCGGCATATCTCTCCTGAGTCATCCTGATAATTCTTAATTTCAACTCGCATTAATAGTCCTACTATATGCACATTATTTTTCAGATTACTTGGAATTGCTAAATAAAGCAGCAACTCCAGTTCCAAGTTATTTGGAAATTTGATGTTTTATTCAAGTCCGCAAAAGTTGCCATACTGTAATAGTGACCATTCGCCATTCGTAACGCCATCTCATTAATTGGGTACCCATTCCCATCATCAAAACCTACCACAGCAGTAAAAATCACCTGAGAAGAACTCCCTACGGGAATGCTGGCAATGACTGGCTTAGACACTCGCACAATCCCAAACAAACCATCCCGATCCGATCCTATGATCTTTGGAACCCCTGCTACTGTCCCATTATCCCCGAAGTCCATCCGATTAATGAAATAGTCGAACTGAATGCCAACTTTGTTTGCCAAGCATGCTGCTAAAGCTTCACGGCCCTTCTGTAATACCGTATTCTTGAACCAAATCACTTCTCGGCTACCGTCTCTGTATTCAATAATTTGTTCCACGTTTCCTACGGGATGAATATGCGTCATGATCTCACTCATGTGTCTCCTTTTTTGTATTCAATAGTATAAGTAATATCTTCGATCAGTCCGGTCACGTCTTCTATTTGGTTCTTGTCTACTGAGTTCTTGATGGCAAGAGCTAGTAATGGAGATATCAACGTTTCAGTGGAATCAATCACTTCCCCTGACCGTCTATTTATATAGTCTAACGTATGACCAGGAATATTAGGATCAGTAGTAGTTGGGTAAGTATAAGGACCAATGAACGAAAATTGGTAAATCTCAAAAGGAACAGGTGTCCCAAACAAATACCACGTCTGAGCCGGGCCAGAAAGGGTAATCATCGTTCCATCAATTTGCTGAATTGCGTAATAATCCGATCCAATCTTAAGCAAGTAATTTTCCTTTAGTTTTTCTAGCACTGGCTGTGCCGAAAGATGATTTGCCCCATTCTCAATATCCAGAGAAACCTCATAATTCGTCGGCGTCACTAATCGTAAACCATCATATGCAAAATTACCCACTGCATTATTAATATCCCTACGGCACACTACGGTCTGAACACCCGCCATGTTAGAACCCGCATAACCATCAATATAAAACTGATGCGGCTGACCATCCACAAACCCAATGATAGAGTACTGATTCACCCAATCCGAATTCAAGAAAAAGAAATAATGCCCATCCAACTGAACAACATTTTTAACATCACTACCCATCGCACTCCCTACATCCACACGCCCCCGAAACTGAACCCGTAACACCCCCGTCGTAGACCCCAAAACCACATTATCAGCAGGATCAAGAAGTGAATACGCAATTCCAGATTGACTCGCAGAAGGCAAAGCAGGAGTACCATTAGCAATTACCAACCCACCATCCGACAAAACCTGAATGACTTCATAAGACTGACTCAAAGCCGCAATCAACACTTTCCAAGGAGGCACACCCTCATCAGAACCATGAATAGAATAATTAGCCAATTGCACATTCGAATCATAAAACGTAAGTATATTATCCTGCGTAATCGTAGTCGACATGACATCATATAACTTAGATGAACTACGAAAAGTAAAATTACCCGAATAGAACGGCTCTAAAACCGAATTCACCGCCGCTCGGTGACCATCAATGAGATAATCCAAAGTATAAAACCCAGAATTCGGATTCGGACCTAGAACTTGGAGAATATTATTCTGCAAACTGTACTCATCCAAAGGAATATTGGGAGAAAACAGTACAATTCGCTCATTAGACCCCATCCCAACCCCAGAATCCACCAATTCCTGATTAGCCAATTCATCACGATACAACTCAAGCACATCAAACGGATTCCGATTAAAATTCATCTGTGGACCTGAAAGAGTGATTTGCTGTCCAAGATACTGGACCATACCTTGAATCTCCTCCAAAGGCGGTTGCATTAAATCCACCATTGAACCCTGAAAACTGATCCGATTCACCAAAGCATGAAAAGGCTTGAACTCATCAATGATCTGTAATGCTTCCTCTTTCCGATCATCCCCTAAATTCTCTACCTCTAAATCCAAATCAAACTTGCTACTCTGACAATAACGACAAGGATCAAGAAAATCACAATCAATATTACAAGGATCAGTGGACTCACGAGAACTACCATTGTATTCCTCGTTATTATAAATGTTCTCCGAATAAGGGAACTCCGTTCGCACCCAACCATAAATCAGTTGCTCATAATACGGATGCCTATCAGCCACCAAAGTATTGAACCACGGATCATCCTCAGCAATCAACCGCACATTCCAATTCTTCAACGGACAATCCTGATCCTGCTCATCACGATCATCTGACAATGGCAATGTTCGCAAGTAAGTCTCTGCCCCCTGCCCGCCAGATGGAACAGGAGACACCTCATAAATCAACCGAATAGAATCACCAGAAACCAAAGCGGGAGAACTAGAAACCCATTGAAAATGACGATTATCCACAAACGTAACGTAAGAAGCATAAGTACTCGTCAAATTCACCCACTCACCAGCCCCATGACGATAATAAAGTTCTGCATTAAGCGGGTTAATGGGCAGTATCGCCGCCCGAGCAAGTTCAAATGTAGTAATCCCATTAAACTGGAAATACTCCTGAACCGTATAAGATGAAATTACCTGCCACAACTTAGAAAAACGCTTTAAAGAAATTCCCGCTTGGCTCAAAGCATCCTGTAACCCAGAAAACGTTCCCCGCTTCTTAGAAAGAGGTACAGCCGATTTAACCTGACGACGCCAAAGAGTAGGATCACCCGATCTCAACTTCAAACTGAACAAATTTGCTAAAGGCGTCAACAGAGACTCATGTGTAGCATTCGCATCAATCAGATCCAAACTTTGATTAGCCATGTCCTCTAAAGACGTGAATCCCAAAGCAATAGCCTCATCAAAACCTTGAAGAATTTGAGGCGACAGATCCGACGTACTCATGAACATTTTGAACATCTCAGGACGATAACGTTCTAGTAGAGTCTCATATTTTCCAGGTACTGTGCGATGTGTTGGGATACTTGTGGTAAGTTGCGTACTGCCCTTGATGCTGAAATATTCACTAGCAATTAGGGTTGTACTAGCTGGGAGCGTATTCCATGTCCATGTAATGAAATAATCACCCTCTCGCATACCAGCTGGATTCCAAACCAAGCTAAAATGACCAGACTGAGGATTCCCAACCGCATCAAACGGTTCGAGAGTAATTAAAGCATTTGAAACATCTGAACTTAACCACGCTGGATCATTTGCATCCCCATAAACAGCTACAGATTTAGCCTCAGAATAATAAATTTTGCTAGTGTCTAAAGGCAAAGTACTAGATTCTAATTCCAATTTAGCTACCTGCAATGCTTCGTAAGCAGCATTATAAGCGTCAACGTTAGATGGATTAGTTGTGCAAAATGTCTCCTGAGCTGTTTCATAATTTGCAATAGCATGTTCTGTGGGTATATTTACCAGATTGCCATACTCGCCATAAGAATGAGCAAAATCACGCACCAAATAATAAATGCTTACGTTACCGACTTTGTAGGGGTCAAGCGTAAAACAACCATACTCATCCGGCGTGAGGATTTCGAATTGGATTAAATTCGCAATGGATGGAAATTCTGTAGTCGTTTTTGTTTCCACAATGTCTCCCTTAGTCATAAATCATTGAAATACTGATTGTTCCAGGTCTCAGGATCTCATTGAGCTTCGTAGTAATTGTTGCACCTTGCTGATCACTCGTCTTGAAAACAGTATGAAAATCACTGATCTGTTTTAAATCAGAAATTTCCTTAATTAAATCAGTATCCTTCAAAGTCTTCCCATATTCCCAATTATTGAGAGAAAAGAAATTATTCATCCGTTGAGCCACATTCTCCCGAATCTCAGTTTCAAACTTACGATAAGAACGATCCAAAGTGAGTTCCATTGTCACATCCGCATAAATGATAAACCCGTCTCGAATACACACGTAATCCGTCAACATCTTCTTCTGCTCTAGTTCCTTCCGCAAATCTTCTTTTAACTCATCTGAAGCCTTTACAAGTCCCTGTCCATCCCGAGCTAATATGTACACGTCAATTACATTCCCCGAACAACCGTAATTTCGGAGCAATGCAGTAGACTTACCAATCATCCCATGATATGGCGTCACAAACTGATCCACTAAAACTTTGTAATCCTGACCTGAAACAGCCCGATCCTGTGTCTTAACCCACAACGGCAACTTCCTCCGCACATCATCAATCGTATCACCGTTATAACCATTCTTTCCCCGCGTATAGTTCCTAAATGCTACCGGAATCCCCGGAATGACTCCCACTGTAGATCCGAGCTTTTGAGTCTCCACGTACCCTGTAACAATATTCCCAATCGTACCACCACCCACTCGATATCGTATTTGGATCGCAGAACCCAATGGAGGAATGAGCCCAGCTCGATTATTTCCAAAAATGATATACGCTCTGTAAGCAGAATCAAACTCTACACGATACTCAGTACGAGGCTGAGAATCCGTAAACGAATCTACCCGAGTCCAAATCTGACCATTCAACTGAACCTGGATTGACTCATAAAGCACTGGGTATAGTGGTAGAGTTAAAGTCTGAGAAATATCACCTGACCCCGTGAAAGCCGCCACATAAGTTCTACCCTCTAACCCAATGATACTAGAATTCACACGACTCCCAGCAGGGATGATGATATCCGTATCAAACATTGGTTCATTATTTGAATTTGCAGGGAAAAGCTCAATAGTAATCGGTGTAGATCCAATCGTTACATCCACTTGAACAGGAGTCGGAATTATTATATCAGTCGTATAAGCCGCATTAAGTGTCCCCGTCCATAAAGAGGTGGACCCAATAGGTGGTTGCGGTTCAAATCCCACTAACCTTGCTAAACGAAAAGCATTATCCGGTTCCGAGACCGTATCAATAAACAACTCATTCACGATCTGGTCCATCTTGAAAGACAAAGTATCCGCGAGGAATGCCCAATTTTCAATCAACATAATAGCTACAGATCCCTCCACGAAATCATTGAACGTGTTGGGAAGAACCGTGCCAGTAGGTCCGAACTTTTCTTTTATAAAGTCAACTAACCTAGACTTCATAGACCAGAAATCCTGGTTCGTATAATTTATATTCGTTATTTGAGGCGTTTTTACAAGCCCCGAAACAGAATAAGGAGTGAAATTTACTGATGATGACATAATTCTCCTAGCTATTTATTGGTATTTCCAAACGCAATGTCTGAACGTCCGCAATCTTCCCCGGATTAAAAAAATCAATGGATATTCCCAGTACATGATCCGAGTCAGTACCCGTATCCATTCCATTTCCCCCACTGCTCACCGTGATATCTTTAATAGTAATACGTGGTTCCCACTTAGAAATGGAATTAATAACCATTTCACGAGCTTGTGTTTCTACAGTTGGATCATTAGGTTCAAACAACAAACTCCTTAGAGGCGTACCAAAATCAGGCAACATCACCCGCTCCCCCGGATTCGTCAACAATAATACTAACAAATCCGAACGAACCTGATCTAAATCCTTCTGAGAAAAAAGAAATCCCAGAGGATACTTTACAATTGGATAAGGCATTCCTGACAACATCAAACACCTCCATTGCTAGGCTCTTGCACCTGAGGAGTAAGCTCAGCAGCATTACACTTTTTCCAAGGCGTGCAACTATGGAACGGCAGCATATGGAAGATGCTCGCACACTCAGCATCCGGTGAAGCCGAAACATAAACTCGATCACTAATCGTAACCCCCTTCGGAGACAAACATAACACCGGCCACACACACGGCTGACACTTATCACCACTCACCGGCACACAATCCTCCCCCGCCATCAAAAAAATCAATTTCTTAGCTATAAAAGCATGAGTTTCCGCAGCATTATAATAGAATTTCTCCGTACTAATTACCGTATGCTGACTAACTTCCGTAATCTTATTCGACGGATTCTCATCCTTATCCCCAACCACGGTCACATGATTATCATACGTAGAACAAACATAATCCCCACCCACTCTCAGAAACACTTGCCCCGGACCATCCTTAACCTCCTGAAACCGCATAATATGTGGTCCTCGCTTCGTATTATCCTTCTGCGGACAAAAAATCTGAATATGCTGATTAATCGTCTCCGTCTGACTACCATCCGCCCCCGAACCCGCCTGAGTCGAAGGTAAACAATCATTCAAAGCAATCTCCAAACCATACCCAGTTCTTACTTTGACAAATGCTCTCCGAGCCTTATTATCCGGTTCCTGACCACCCGTACGGTTCATCTCCCCCTGCTCATTCAAATTATCAATCATCTCAAAACTATGATTACTCGTGCTCCGCATCGTAATCCCACGATACTTACCAGCCAATTTATCCTTAACACTATGATCATTCAACTCAATAGAATTACCCAAAGCCGTTTTCAACCGCATATAATTCTCTTCACCACGAAGCTCAGTTTCTGCCTCACGATCACTAATCTCAAACAAATGCCCCGTAGCCGAAATAATCTTCGTAAAACCCAAAAACTTATCCGTACAACCAAAATCAAAACTCTGTTGACTCCGCTCCCAATTTGGAACACCCTGCGGCTCCTCCACCGAATCATCCATAATCATCGTATGCCCAGAAATCGATAAAACCTGCCACCCCGTCTGCTCTAACTCTACCTTGTTATTCTGCGGAGTCCCCGGACCAATATAAGGACGAGCCTCATTACGATGCTTAAAATAAGGATTCCTCGGAGTCTTCTGACTATCTACATCTTCCACCGGACACTGCTCTGGTTTCTCAATCGGATTACCATCCTTATCATTACAAGATTTACCAGGACCATTTTGCTCTCCCTGAAGATTAGGATTAGTCCACTGAATAGCGGGATGCAAGTGGTCATCTTTGAAGATCATATGCCCACCACAACTGGACAACAATTCAAACCGCTTCCATTTATGATTACACTTATAATTCCCATCCACCATCTTCACCATATGCTTCTGTGGTGTTTTAAAACCATAGATGTGTGGGTAAGTCTGATTCTTTTTAAAATCAGGGTCTTTCTCATAATCTAAAGTACTATTATAATCAAACGTGTTATAATTTTCTGTATTCCAAGGTGGTAGAACTTGTGACTCATCATTCTGACCAACTAAGTAACCCTTACGATGTCCATTATGAATCTTATAGTACTCTCGAATATCAAAGTTGAAATTCGTCTCTGATTGTGGCCCTCGATAACGAGACCAAGTGGTTCCAAGATAAAATGCTGCTCCACGATGCCCACGATCAAAAGCCATCACCAACATAGACCCAGCAGGCGGCACCCAATTACACCCAGAATCATCAAAACCACCCATCGTAGAGACTGGCCAAGCCCAACTCAAAGTATCAGCCGTTGTATCAGGATGATTCATAAATGGATTAAAGAATCGGACACGACCTTGTTGCATGGGGTCCACAGTATCCACACAAACAGCAAGGTACAAACCATAATAAGACGGTGCTTGGTACATAGTACGCCAACGCTTTTTAAACTCGCTCGTCACCACCTTTTTTGTATCAAAACCAATCTCGCCAAATTTAGCACTAAATTGCCGCAGTTGCTTCTCTACTTTTTGTAACCGTCCTATTAACGTTTCGCTCATGTTTGTGCTCCATCAATAACCGGGGCATTTGGATCACCACCAAGTGGCGTTCCAGCAGCCAATTGAATACCCGGACCTTGCAAAAATAATTTCATTGTCGTAGTATATTTACCATCACGAAGACTATGATTAATTCCCTGTACCCACCAACGATTATTCGTTAAAATCGGATTAATCGCTGGTACAGCTAACCAATCCCCACATAAGTTATCATCTAAACTCGGAGATTGTGTATTCTTATCAATCGTAAATGGATTAATAAAAATGATCGTTACCGTAGTATTAAAAAAACGTCTTATATCTACAAATTGACGACTTGGATTCCCAATGATCTTTAATTCTGCCTCAATAGGATTAGCTACTTCAAAAGGTGCATTAGCCTTTGATTGTGCCACATTTGCTTCCGTAGTCTTTTTAGATGCATCACCGCCATAAGCATCAACAGCCGCATTAGTTAACGGAATTGCAACTTGTTGACCAATTTCTGTTTTATCCTTGGCGTTTGCAATAGTTGAACCAGGAGCACCAGACGGACCTTTTATTGTTTCATTTGAAACTACAGAACCCCCAGAACCAGAGTTTTGTTGCATGAAAAAAGCAGCAACAAAATTCATATTCGGAGCAAAAGAGATCACATTAGAACACTTTCCGCCATTCACTATAAAAGTTGGATTCCTAGCGTCAGATACTGGAGGAACTAGCGTGTTATCCTTAGTAGTATCCTCACTCCCTTCCCAAAGAAGCAATACAGGTTTACCCCTGCAAGGATCACAAGTAGGCGTAACACCATTGCCATTCTCCGTAGGAAAATCAGCTAACCATTTTTGAATGATTGCCAACTTCGTATCATTCTCAGTCTTCCAAACATTAACTGGTCCTTCACCATCAGACCCACCATTCCCATTTTCATCCGCTTTTTTATTATGAGCAGCCGGAAATTTCCATTCTTGAGGAGGTCCACCGTCCTGAGCTTTCCTCAAAAAAGCCACATCCATCTTTGGGTCTTTATCTTCCAATAATGTTATAATAGCTTTCTTCAAAGACATAGCTGGTGAATCAGCAGTTTGCGGTGCTACGACCGAAATATTCATAATATCCACACAATTTAGCACATACTTAATCTTCCCCTCACTAATATTCACATCAATATCTAACAAATTAAGATATACCGTCCAATCATCTACTTCTGGGTACCGAAGAAGCTCACCGTTACACTTTACCCCAATCCATCCAAAATTCACTTCAACTACAGTAGACTCACCCACGTTATCAATTGACTTAACTAGACCACGCTGAAAAAAGGTTGTAAAACTCCCACCCATTTCATCCACGATCTCAATTTTCCCCTCTCCCCCGTTAGACAATCCGTACTCTAGACTCGTCACAGCAGCATGTGGATGAGCCCCAGTATCACCACTTTGAGAAGCCTCAGAATGCCTCATACTAGATGAATTATTACCCACCTTAATCTCAAACCCATCCACACCTTTCAATTTTACAACAACCCAAGGAGACAATACAGCAGCATCAGGAGGTGTATTTGCCGTATAATCTTTAAAACGCTCCCCCGCAAACTTTAAACAATCACGACCATCACCGTACCCTCCCGGCATAGATGGCGAGTTTCTTTGCCCATCAACATATTCTTTCGTAACATCAGCCATAATGCTCCCTACAACCCAATAGCAGGCAATCGCACATTCACACCTGCCTTAAAATCGTAAATATCCTTCATATAATTTGCCTCAAGAATCTTCCACCAGAAATCAGGAACACCATACACTGAAGAAGACATCTTATCAGGACGAAACTCCATACCAGGAGGAATAATTGCATACTTATCCTCTGAACCATACGAGTAGCTTCGTTTCTTATAAGTCGTAAAAGTGATCTTTCGCAGAGGCCCCCAATAAATCACTGTCGCATTTGCGTAACGACTGCCCATAGATACAAACCCATCTGTAGGAATATAATTAGTGTATTCAATACTTGGCATATTAATCCTCAAATGAAATGATATTATTGGCCCCTGGCAACTCAGAACTAGCAAAAACCACATCCCAGCTAGTATCCAAGTCAAACTTAACGGGACAAAGGTAATTTTCATCCCATGCAACATCTGTAGGTAACTTAAGAGAGTAATTCTTCAACACGACACATAACGCATCCTTACTTAATAATTTACCACACTGAAATCTGCAAACAGGAGGCGGTATATAAGGCACACCCATTTGAACATCAGCATTACGCGGATACACCATCGCCTGAATCAACCGTACTATTCTAATATTGGCTGCTGTATCATCAGGACCAGTAGTAATAAAATGAAATATAATACCAAGAGTACGTTCATCCGACGCGACATAATTCTTCATCGGGCTAGTACGACCCATAATAAGATCCGTAGTATAACTAGCAGTCTTCTGATCTGATATATCCGGTAGAATCTTGAACTCAATTTTCTGTCCCTTGAACTCTGATTTATTATTACCATCCTTGGCACCAAACGAGGGAATTGTCAAGGAACACCCCTGAATCTTGTTCAAGGACCCATCATTTTGTGTTGCTATAGCAAATGCCATGTGGTACCTCTTATCAATTTATTTTACTTATCCAACCGGGTATTGCGATTGCCGTTGAGCATTCGCACTACTTTGACCCATTGGCCACAAACCATAACCTGTTGAGCCAGGAGACTCAGGATAGGACGCTGGCGGGACATCACGAGCTACACGACTACCCGACGCCACCGCAACAGGACTAACAGAAGCAATCAACTCCCGCATATCATTATGTATAATTATCAATTGATCCAATTGTAAACGATTATACTCCTCAACCGCAGATAAATCACCACCACTCGCAGCACCCGTCGACCCCGCAAACCGCTGCGTCATACGCTCATAAACCGTCGACATAGACGCCGTTTTCAACCGCTGAACATTAGCCGGAACAACCTCCTCACCCGCATGCAAACTCACCAAACCATCACTGAGAATCTGCCCACCATGTTCCATCTTCTCAACCGGCTTAGTAGCCGCAGGAACAACAGGATTCTTATGTTTAGCCCGCAACAAAGCCTCAATAGACGCCCCATTTTCTTTACCAATCTCTTTAAGGGCAGCATCAATCTCTGGAGTTATCGCTTGCTTCCCATTATTCTCCTCTAACCAACTAGCTACCTCTGAAAACTTTGTGGCTTTTTTCTGCTGTTCTGCAAGATGTTCCGTACCAACAGCTTTACGATATAACCTTCTTATCAACAGGGGAGCTTGAAGTGCAGTACCAACTCCTGGGACCAAAGAGCCATACTTTTCTACGGTTTTCATTGGACCCTTATCCAACAAATTATTACTTGCAGACTCTACTCCAAGTCTACTTTCTACTTGAGCCGAACCAACGTTCCCCTTTAGAATTTCTTTAGATTCCTCTTTTGAACCTTCTCTCGGAGCCATGTTAAGCTTCTTCCGCATCCAATCTTCCCACTCATAGAATGTATCCACAATTCGACCAAGAGCAGTTTTACCCTCATTAAATAACCAATCTTTAAGTTCCCCTAACTTCTCAGCAGCCTTCTTAAATGGCCAAGTAATTTTATCCCACAACCACTTACCAACATTCTTCAAGAGTTCCCAAGCCTTCTTAAATGGCCACGTAAACCCATCCCACAACCACTGACCCACAACCTTCAAGAGTTCCCACGCCTTCCTAAACGGCCACGTAAACTTATCCCACAACCACTGACCCACATCCTTCAAAAACATCCAAATACCAATCCACGTATCCTTATCAAAAATAGCCTTCACAAACTGAATAGTTTTCGTGACACCCTTAATTAACAATACAAGCGGGCCAATAAGCAACCACTTAGCCAACTTACCTAAACCAAACGCAGCAGGTTTCAGAACACTATTCCACACCCAGCCCAAACCAGCACCAATCACACCAAACACCGGCTTAAGCACATTCTCCCACATAAAACTCAACCCAGCCCCAATCACCCCAAACACTGGTTTAATCACACTATTCCACACCCAACCCAAACCAGCACCAATCACAGACCAAATCGGCTTCAAAACACTATTCCAATAAAAACTCAACCCAGCACCAATCAACCCAAACACTGGTTTAATCACACTATTCCAATAAAAACTCAACCCAGCACCAATCATAGACCAAATCGGCTTAATCAAACTATTCCAAGCCCAACTCAACCCAGCACCAATCATAGACCACACTGGCTTAATCAAACTATTCCAAGCCCAACTCAACCCAGCACCAATCATAGACCACACAGGCTTAATTATATTATTCCACGCAAAAACCAACCCTGTCCCAATTGCCTTCAACGGATTACTAATAATCTCCCAAGCCCAAACTAACCCTGTCCCAATTGCTGAAAAACCACCCCCAATACCATCAAAAATCGGTACGAGTTCAGCCCAAAGCTCACCAAACGCTTCAGTTACAGGCTCAAAAAACTCAGCCAACATTCCCCCTGCCCAACTCAACCCAGCACCAATTGCAGACCACACTGGTTTCAAAACGCTATTCCATACCCAACTCAACCCAGCACCAATCATAGACCACACGGGTTTCAAAACACTATTCCACCAAAAACTCAACCCAGCACCAATTAACCCAAACGCCTTACCAATCAACCCCCACGCAAAACTCAATACAGAACCAATCAACCCAAAACCTTTACTAATAATTCCCCACCCAAAACTCAATACAGAACCAATCAACCCAAAACCAAAACTCAATACAGAACCAATCAACCCAAATCCCTTACTAATAATTCCCCACCCAAAACTCAACCCAGCACCAATCGCAGACCACACTGGTTTCAAAATATTATTCCAATAAAAACTCAACCCAGCACCAATCAACCCAAACGCCTTACCAATCAACCCCCACGCAAAACTCAATACAGAACCAATCAACCCAAATCCCTTACTAATAATCCCCCACCCAAAACTCAACCCAACACCAATCGCAAACCAAACCGGCTTAACCACACTCTCCCACACAAAACTCAACCCAGCACCAATCGCTCTAAAAGGAACAGCAAAGACATCATAAATAAACGAACC